TGTCCGACATGAAGGTATCTGATGTCTGTCCAAAGGAACTCTCCAAGAAATTTGTGTACGCCTATGCTCTCAAGATTCACGATGAGTTTTTACAGAACAAGAACAAAAATGAGTCAAAGAACCTCGTTGACAAGATGTTCACTCCAAAAGCCCTTCCCACTCCCGTAGCACAAGGCAAAAAAGGATATTACGCAATAGATGCCATTCACCAATTGCTGAGACGCGTCTTTCCTAACAAGGGAAGAGCCACGATCGGTATGCTCGAAGAAGCAAAACGTATTTCGAACGACACTGAGTTTCTTGTATACGACACGGTTATCACAAAACTTCACGACATCCCCCCTACGATTGCAGGAAAATTCAGACTATCGCACATATCGTACATTGTGAATCTTGAAAGAACGGGGGAATTTCACGCAGTAACTGCATATATTTGCGGAAAGCAAAAAAGCATCTATGACTCGAATAGAATGGGCCGCTTAGATATAAATTGGGAAGTTGCAAGAAATAGGAAATCAATATTAGTGTATTCCGGGGCATCCAAATTGCATAGCATTGCATATGCGTTGTACATCAAGGAATGATTACTGCTTCCATCGACTTCCACAAACGTGGCATTTTGCAAATACGGTCATAGGCTCATCCGCGCTGCGGGTCTGCATTTCGTAGTAGCTTGTCTTGCGGCTCTTGCATTTACCGCAAGAAAGCATACCGTCAGGCATGTCTGCAGGGTCCATGCTCGAGGCATCGGAAAACCTCAGCGCCCTTCGTGCTGCTGCCTCGAAAGCCTCTGTCCATTTATCAGAACAAATTTCCCATGGTTTGGCATTGACAAACCACCTGATGGAACAATCTCCAGTTTTCATCTTGTCCATCAAATCGGGTCTTAGCTTCAGATTGTATCGCACGCTGAGAATCTTTTGAGTGTAGGCGTTCCTAAATGCCAAGTTGTCCCAGTTGAGTGCCTGATCTTTATTTGTGCAAAAGTCTACCGCGTGGTTCCAAGTTGCCTTCTCAAGAAAGTTGGAAATTTTCATATCTTGAACCAAGAGGTCTATCATGTTTCTTGCCTTCTCCCTGATGTCTTCGGGAGTACTTACCGGCTTGTAAAATGGTTTTGGAGCCATGACTGCTTTTCAGCAGTCTGCTTTTTTATTAATCTCACATTTGTCGATATAGATGTATATCGACAAAACAGTCTTATTATATTTTGCATTTTTATAGTATATGCCTCGAAAAAAGTGTCCCTGTGGTAAAATACCAATATATGGTATCCCTGCCAAACATCCGGAATGTTGTATAAAATGCAAAACAGAAGATATGATAAACGTAGTTGCTAAAAAATGCCCCTGTGGTAAGCAACCTGTATTTGGTTTTATCGGTAAGCGTCCAGAATGTTGTAAAGAGTGTAAGAGTGAAGACATGGTGAATGTTAGGAAACAAAATTGTCCCTGTGGTAAGCAACCTGTGTTTGGTCTTATAGGTAAGCGTCCAGAGTGTTGTAAAGAGTGTAAAACCGATGACATGGTGAATGTTAGGCAAAAAACTTGTCCCTGTGGTAAGAGACCTTCATTTGGAATTCTAGGCGGGCAACCAGAATGTTGTAAAGAGTGTAAGTTTGAAGATATGGTTTATGTGGTAAATAAAACTTGTCCTTGTGGTAAGCAACCTGTATTTGGTTTTATCGGTAAGCGCCCAGAGTGTTGTAAAGAGTGTAAGAGTGAAGACATGGTAGATGTGTTAAGTAAGAAGTGTCCTGGGTATAATGATATACCGTGTCCGGTTATGACACAACTTCAGTATGGGAAAAGGTATTGTCTTATATGCAACCCTGATACAAAGCATAGCACCTATAAAATTGATGAAAAGGCATTTTTTAATTACCTTGATAACAATGGTATATGTATTACACAAAGAGAATATAGAATTGATTATGCATGTTTAGACATTAGTAAATCTCATTCATTCATTGACGGTATCATAATATCTAAGGATATAGTAATATGCTTAGAGGTCGATGAGGAGGCACATCGTAATTACGACCCAGTGTGTGAGAAGACACGATTGAATGATGCAAGTGCTGAATTAAGACTACAATATACTGGTCATTATATTGCTTGGGTTCGGATAAATCCTAACATTCTAGATAGTAATGATAGACGAGACAGGTCTGCTAAAGCAATAAAAATTAGAGATTTTCGTCATAAAGAAGCTCTTGATATTATCACAAACTTACTGAAAACTCCAATTGATTGTATAAAATATATAGGATATTAACACAATTAAAATGATTGCGTAAGTAAATGAATACAAGTAAGAAAAAAATACTTCCACTATCAGGGGCTGAAGAAAACTTCACGGATTTTGTGTACGGAAGTGATAAATTTGGCAAGAAGAACAACAATTGCTATGCTTTTGCAATTGATTGGTTTCGCGGGGGAGGAAACAACAAGCTGCAACCAGGGCAGATATCAAAAACATTAAAACCCGATGACGACCTTACTGACCCAAAGACACTCAAGGCTCGTATAATTTCAGATCTTGCCACGAAGAAGGATGGTGGATACATTTCTTCGCCCTGTGTAAAATGCAAAGAAGGGTATTACAAAATCATGGCTGTCATTGATAAAGGTACCGACTATCATTTTTATAGACAGATGGGAGACATGGTGATAGACACAAATGGAAAGAATATCAACACGCTTGCCAGAAACATGGGCTTAAACAAGTCTCAGATAGATATTCCCACAAACTCCAACAAGGCGCTCGTGAAGAAAGGAGGTCTCTTTGCCCACAAGCGAGGTCTGGCAGACCTGACCGTTCTCGATGCGTCAGGCAAGTTCATCACGGATCCACGATCCGCCAACAGAAACTATGGCGACACCGATTACAGCACATATGTCGCCACCTACTGCATAAACAAGAATTTTGGACGGGGTCAGGATTTCAACTGCAAAAATAAAAAGAACGCATAATCACGTGGACTTTATCTCTACATCTACATTCTTTGCAACATCATTGTAAAAATCTTTCGTCTCTACGGGAAATTTGTACATTCTATGATCGCCAGCAGCACACATCTTTATGACTTGAGCACCAGATATAGGTTTCTCTTTCTTCTTTCCTGTGTCAAAAGAAGGCGCCGTCATATCCTTTAACGCTCTTTGTATATTCTGAGGGGCGTATGGTATGTGGTAGTCATCATCAAATAAATTTGCGCTCTCTTTTAGATACTCGTTCCGGTATTTCTTCAAGTCCTTTGTTATCTCCTGGCCAGTGACCGGGTCTTTGTGAATGACGGAGTCTTTACCAGAGTCATACTTTACAAACTTCTGGTCAGCACATATCCCACGCGTATATCTGAACAAAATAGCAGGTATCTGTTGAGGGTCCGCACCGCGTATTTCGCTTATGAACTCTGGTTTGTTAAATATGGCATACACTGCCTCTACCGCAGATTTATCTGGGATTGCAAGGGTGATGTTGATGTTGTTAGTGATGCTATGGTCATTAACTACATTCTTGACAACACCTGTATTTCCGTTTATGATGTTATTTGTTGTATTGACCGTCGCCAAGTGTTCTTCCTCGGACACAAACCGCATCTCCTTCTTGTTCATGACATTATGCATACATTTCTTGGTTTTAGAATGTTTGCAAGCACCATGAGAAGAAAGTGTTTCATAACCACAATCACAGGAATAAAGGATTCCACTTATGAATTTTACCATCCTGATATCCTACCACATACAAATATTTAAGTTGTTTACAAGTGGGATATCCCAACACTACAGCGTTAAAGGGGATATTTGTTATCCCTTTTTTTTTTTTTTTTTTTTTTTGAAATTAATGTTCTTAATAGTAATGCAGTCCATTCGCGTATATCGTACTCCTGTGGTATTCCGTCGCCCATCTGTCCGGATAAGGTCTGGCGTGATTCCTGAATTACATACTATTTTGCAAACATATGTGTGCCCGATGGTAAATCAGTGCACAAACATCTTTGTTGTTTATATGGTTGGTAACTTTTCATGAGACCATTTGAAACCATTTGCAGACTTGCGTTTGCCACGGGCACACATGCTTATAAAAGACCCATCGGACTTTCCAAGAGCTCGTGCCGCTTCCCCGCTTGAATCAAAAGAGTTAATGTACTTACCATCAAGAGTATACTGATACACTCTCTTTGACGCGTGATTCTTCTTACCGGTTTTTGATTCGCTCATTTTTTGCTTGCTTTTATTGGCATGTATTTTCCCATACATAGGATGCTTCTCACCAGTTCGTGCTTTGCTCATTTTTTTCTTAGTTTCATCACTCAGCGTCTTCCCGGTCAATGATTTGCTGATTTTTTTCTTGGTTTCCTGGCTTGGCTTTCCTGTATTTCCTCCACCCTCTCTGAGATTATACCCATTGGGAGCTAATGTACCAATTTCTTCTACCAAAAGTTCCTCGTCAAAGTTTAGGTCCTCGTCCGGACACTCATACCAATCTTTTTCAAAGTTCTCCCAACCATACTTTTGGATAGCATTGCATATTGCAAAGCACCTGCTACTAGCATATTGATGTGATTGGAAACGCTTATGTATTGTTTGAATTGTTTGTCCGATGTAACTCTTTCCTGTCGGTGATGTGAGAATATAAATGAAACCCATTTATATGATTTTGGCAAAATAAGTACCATTATCTTTAAAGTGACGATATGCACTAAATGACAACCCAATAGTAGCTTCCCAGTATCCACACTTTGCCAAATGCGTAATCACAAGGAGGGTATAGAATAGCATGCACATGGGAAGGTGGTTGCAATTGGAACATGGAAGATTTCTTCCTGAGCGGGCTCTGGGACCTCAGGGGCGGGCTCAGGGACCTCAGGGGCGGGCTCTGGGACCTCAGGGGCGGGCACGGGGATTTCTGGGATGGGGGTGGCCATGTTGTAGTTATATCATAATTACAGATAATTTTTGTTATTTGTTTACACGCATGTTGAACATTACTTTATACGGGATTCCGGCCAATTTGAAAAAAGCAATTCTGTGCGAAGCAGGTACCATAGAAAAGGCAAGAATATTTGCTAAATTATTTACATAATCATTCAAAACCAATATACTTTACATCAGTTGTCTTATTCTTCAAAACGTCATTCATAGCTTTGATCACAGCATCAAATCGCTCGGTACGAACCCGTTTGGCAGCGATACCCCAAGGGTTCTTGTGCCCAGTGGTGGGGTTCACTCGGATCCAGCACACATCAACACCAGGGTATTGTTGAAGAAGTTCGGCAGTCACCATGTGCATTCGAGACTCATCACATATATACTCATCGTGACCATTCTCATCAACTTCCAGACACACGATGATGCCATCTCCAAACACAATACCATCCAGACGCGCAAATTTCTTGGTTGTTTCTTTTTGATCATATCTCACAATGAATTCCCTGCGTTTGACATCAATCTTTCCTTGGATGTGTCTGAAAAACGCGTTCTCATACTTCTTGAACTTGTCCCGTCGAGAGTCATCTGGGTCGCATGACAGACAATACTGACACTCCTGTGCAAGTCGATAACTACCTGGACACTTCTCGCCATCATATCCTAAACATCTCTTGTGGACAACATCTGTCATTTCTGGTGTCTTGCACTCCTTGCAACAAATCCCTATGATTTCCCCTGGAAGATTAAATTTTGGTTGCTTTCCGCATGCGCATTTCTTGCTCGCCACATCTACCATCTCTGATGATTTGCAGTCCTTGCAACATATCCGAATGATTTCTCCAGGGAAATTATAACTCGGTTGCTTTCCACACTGGCATTTTTTATTAATGACATCCATCATATTGTCCAACTTGCATTCCTTACAACACACACCAGCGGTTTCTCCAGGGAAATTGAAACTTGGTTTTTTACCACATGGACATTTCTTGTTGATGACATCTACCATCTCTGATGTTTTACACTCCTTGCAGCAAATTCCAATTGTTTCTCCCGAAACATTGAAACTTGGTCGATTACCACATGGACATTTCTTACTTGTAACATCTATCATCTTATTGGTCTTGCACTGTTTGCAACACACCCCATTATTTTCTCCTGGGAAATTGTACACTGGTCGCTTGCCGCATATGCATTTCTTGTTTTTCACATCTACCATCTCTGGCGTCTTGTGCACTTTACACCACATTGATTTGAGATGTACAAGATTGTACATTGCATATTTGGAACACTCATTGTGTTTGCAAATTGTCATTTACATATCACAAAATAGTTTTATTATATGTAATATTTGTCGATATGTTTTACTTTATCACCCGGTTATTGAACATTATTTTGTATGGTATGCCACAGATTTTGAAAAAAGCAATTCTGTGCGAAGCAGGTACCATGGAAAAAGCAAAAATATTGATGGGTATCCAGTACGCCATCCCTTCTACCATCGAAGGTACCATTGATGTCTTTATTTTATCGCTTATGAAATGTGTTTTCTGTTGAAATGTAAGGTTCCAGGCGATAGCACAAGACAAATTTATCGGAGCAAAGACAAATTGATTGGTGAGTGTCTTGTTGATGACCGACTGCAAGGTCTTCTTGTGAAAAATACGATCGATGGCATTGAAGTAGCTTGCTTGTGGATATGTGCTTAAAACAGAAAATGATACGATGCGTGCGGTTTGTTTGAAATCAACCCGTTTACTTTTCATCCACTGAAGTGTAACATCCACACCACAAGCAATTCCTCCCGCCAGCAATGCATTTTGATGGACTTTCCAGGGGATGTTCATCTGTAATGAACGATGTTAACTGGGTATAAGATGTTATTTTTGTCGATATATCAACGTAGTATAAAAAAAAGCATCTCTTCGCGCGTCACCGTTGACGTTTGTTTGAAGTAATTCACGATGTGTTCAAGCATTTCCATATACAATAGCAAAATAGTAAAATTGATATTTTGTCGATATAAAATAATATCGACAAACTTCACTTTGATGGCATCCGCAACCAGGGCCTCTTGTCCTCCTTCTTCTTGGGAGTTTTTGGAATCAGACACTCGATCTTCTTTTTTTTTTGAGTGTATTCTTTGTTGGCAAATTGTGCAAAAATGTTTACCTTGGGAGTAACAGGCACGTATGGTTCCAAATCCTGTTCTATTGGTATTTTTGGTTCAAGATTGTACTTTATATTATACCCATTTTTGATGGAATCATACTGATCGATATATTTGTTCTCGAAGAAATCAAGATATTCGATCGGTATGTTGTCCTTCAGGATTTCCATCGTACATTCTTCGTGCCCGTATTTGTTGAAAGCATTTTTCAGTTTAATACAACCTGATGATTGTCGAAGATGCTCAGCACCGCGTGAGAACACACTTCTTGTTGTCTGACCGATGTACACTTTGCCATTTAAAAATCTTATTTTGTAAATCAGACCCTTTTTTTCTGCAAGAATCTTCATTTCTATCAAAAAATAACATTTTTTTCGTTAAATTAAATCACAACTTCTGCCACGTGCGGCCATATGCTGATTTGCTTTTGTATTTATCGGAGAGTGCTTGAGTAATACCTTGTTTAGATGCTTTTGGATATCCTTTAGTTTTAAGATACTCAGCGGCATCTGTCAGGCTGAGATGATCTTTTTCTAGTACGTTGTCGATGTATGACGCGCACTTCATCCGCGCGCTCTTCGTGCCATCATACTTGCCATTGTCATGAGAGTCCTTATGATTTTCAGAAGAGGTGCCGAGTCTGAGCTTGTGAGGCCGAAAGTCCTCCTTGTCATCATCTTCGTGGAGGACCATATCTTCTGGCTCCTTCGCTTTCCACAACTCAGGATGAAACGTTGCAAACGCCAGGATGTGACACAACCACTGCTTCCCGTTGATGCCGACAATCGGATACCCGTTAATCCGTCCCAAGCAATCGCCCCACAGGACATTTTCTGCGTGATTCGTAATATATTTCACGCGATTCATGTTCGAGATCTCCCAACGACCCTTTCTGTTCTTGGATCCCTCGATCTCCTCCCACCTCTCGCCATCAAGATCGGGATATTCCTTGTATGCAAATCCGCGTTGCTTCTTTTGAGCGTAACTACTGATCATGCTCTTGGTGAACTTGCGTTCTTTTGGCGACTTCATGGCGTTCATACATTCGACCCACTCGTTCACGGTCTTCTCGACACCATCCTTGACGACGATGAATGCTGATTTCTGAGTATCTGGCATTATACGGTTATTGATCTGTCCCTTTTTGCAATTCCACCGGATGTTCGTCAACGCGTCGTTCTTCTTTTGCTTGCTCTCTATGTGGTCGGCCGTGTGTTTGGGTGTTGGTGGTTTTCCGATAAATGTTGATGCTACCGCACGAGCTACTCGTATATTGCGATAACCCCCTTCATCGTCATACACACCACACATATTGTATTCTTCATTGCCATAACTCGGTGTCTTTCCTGACTTTTTGTTCTTGATGATACCGAGCGTGTCAATCGTGTATTTTTCGAAGATGACATGCGACTCATCTTCGAAATAATACTCTAGCGTCTCTTCCATATATCTTTTATTACAAGATACGAGTTCTTTATAATCACAGGTTTGTCGATATGTTATCCGGGGTCAAATGACTTCATTGCGCGCGTATATCAATGCTTTGGATAGATTTTATATATTGTATATAGTATAAATGTCGATCCTCCTTGTTCACTTTGCCATCTTGCTTTTATTTGCCGCGTTATACAAATTTTTCCCAGGTGGATTCGCAAACAATTTCAAACGCAGTGATGGTTCCAAAGAAAATGTCTCATGGATGGATGCGATATATGTTTCTGCCGCCACACACACAACAACAGGTTTTGGAGATATTGTGGCAGACTCAAGAGCTGCGAAGTTTGCAGTCACATCGCACATGTTGATAGTGTTTTCGATCGTTGTTATAGGTTTGAAGCCCGAACTCATAACTAATTTAATAAAATGATGCGTGTGAGTATATCATGTGTTTCCGTCAGAAAAATGCTGTTAAGGTTCATCAGAGCATGACGTATGAAGAATTTTATGAAAAATTTCATACCAGTCTCATGCCTTACTGTTCTCTCCATAGATTTCTTCGGTCAAACAGATATCGCAGACTCTTCTGTGGGAACATAGTACGCCCTGGGAACTGGGTATATATACCAAGAAAGTAATTCAAACAATGTTTGTAAGAATTTTGTTGAATGGCAAACCGTATTTGCATTCAAGATTTTTCCGAACTTCAGGTGTGATTTCAACCAAATGTCCACTGAGCCAAATTGTGCCACATTCCACATTGTTGGGCTTGCGACACCTCAACCCTGCCTTTACTCCCGTCCCCCAGTAGGGAAATTTTTTGACGAACTTGGGATCCTCTGCCACCTGGTCATAGTATATTTTCATAAAGTCATTGTTGCCTGGGTAGTCTGAAAATTTTTCACGACGCAACATAAAGAACACTGCAAAAAGAGCAATGATAACAAGAATTGCCAGGGTAATTACAAGATGCGTCTTCATTTAACTTAATCAAAGATTTTATTATGCATGACAATATAAACTCATATCGTTGCAAATGTAAGATTGAATGTTAATCATCATTTAAAAATATATTATATATTGTAATAGAAAATGTCTAGTGAAGAAACAGCAAGATCAGTTGGAGGTCCCTTCCCAATGAACGGGACCATTCGCGATGTGTTCGAGGAGGATGAGTATACCCCTTTTGATGACGCTGAGCTTCGTCTTGCCCCTAGCGCTTCTGCTGGTGGCGATCCTAATGTTAAGAGGTGTTTCACAGAGGCTGAGCTTGCTCAGAAATGTCCAACTCTTCTGTACACACCAAAGCCCCCTCCTAAGATTCCCGATCAATGTATACCCTATACCGAGGTGAGCTGGGGAGATGGGTACGAAAAAGATTATGGCGACACCGATAAAGGCGATGGCTTTGCTCCCATGATCCCCGAATCCAAGATAGAGAAATACGATGTGAACTCCTGCCCCTCTCAGGGAAGCCTTCCCCTCAAGGACAATGATACGACTACCATTCGGAGTAATGGGGTTGTAATTACTCTTTTGCCCCGTGTGGCTCAGGCAGTCTACAGCATCAAGTACAATGGTACAGAGATTCTAAACACCCCTAAGGGAACCATGTTTAGCACGGCCGCTCTTAACGTGCCCAAGGGAGCGAGTGACAAGATGGCTCGCGTGGACGAAG